TCCATAGTTTTCATTGCCTTTCTTTTCCCGTCAGTATAATCCGACATCGCTTCGCAAACTGCCTGAGTAATAGCCAAACTTGCCTTACCCTTTTTCACATTTTCAACTCGATCATACCATGCTATCGAATCAAATTTTGCATCAACTTCAATCAAACATGAGATTAATCTCTTGCCTTGAAATTCTGGCAAAAGATCATTAAATCTCTCCCTCCAATACTCCTGCGTAAAAATACTCGCATCGATTTTTGCGTTTCTAATAGTTTTTTTCATTCTTGTTTATACCTTTACGTGGTAATTATTACTAAGTAAATTTTACTTAGTACAAATAACTTCAAATTACTTGAATATTCCAAATAACTTGAATAATTTTTTTAAAAAATAATCCGATGGAAACATTACACGAAAGAATAAAGCGATTTAGACTAGAAAAAAAATTAACTCAGGCTAAACTTGGAGAAATAATTGGCTTAACAAATACAGCTATTAGCAATTATGAAAATGGCACTTCTCACCCTGAAAAGAAGTACATTGAAGCAATGGCACATCATTTTAAAATCACACCTCAAGAACTTCAGTACGGAGACATCAAAGAATCTTTTACAAATATTCACTATATCCCCTACTTAACTGTGAAAGCAACTGCATCATTTATCGAAAAACTAAATCCAGAAAATTTCATTTTAGAAGAAAAATTCCCAGTTTATTTTGCAAACAACGAACACCCAAAATCAAATCAAATAGTAATTGAAATCGAAGGAAATTCCATGGAGCCAACCATCAATCATGGCTCAAAAATTTTAGTTGAGTCAATCCCTCTGGGAGATATTGTTTATATAAATAGTGGCATATACGCAGTAGCATTTGATTCAAAATTCTGTGTAAAACGCATAAAAGAAAACGAACTTCAAACAACAGGCCGCCTTACTTTATACTCAGATAATCAAAACTCAGGTTTTATTTCCATAAAAAGCACAGAAATAAAAGCAGTCTGGAAGGCCATCCGTATAGTTGATCAAAAATTATAATTAACCAAAAACATATCTTCAAAATGAAAAATCGAAAATGGATTGCCTATTTATTTTTTACAGCAATAATATTTTTTATAATATCTATTGTAGCTGCAATTCTATCACCAAAATCTGAAGCAAATATTCAAAAAGAAAAATCTGATAGTACAGCAAAAGCAAAAGAAGAACTATTATTTAAAATGTATTTTTTCTCAGAAAAGATTATCAAAGGAAATTTAAAAGATCCTGATTCATATCAAGAAATCGAACATAAATCAAACTTTACAAAGCAATCAAAAGAAGAAAAAACCTACATTCAAGTAAAAATAAAATACCGTGCAAAAAATAGCTTTGGAGGCATGGTAGTAAAAGATAGGTATTTCAATTATGATAAAAACATGGCCTTAATTGAAACATTTGAAGAATAAAAAAAATGACAAAAAAATGACAAAACCCCATATTATGACAATCATTTATACCAAAATGACATCATAAAAAAAACATAAACAACTAATAATCAGAATCTTATAAAAGCATAAAAAATGAAAGTGCAAGCCCGCTTCCCGCAACACATGTTTAAATAACTCGCTGATAATCAGCGAGTTATTTTTGTTTCTACCCTGTCATAAAAAAAATATGACAATAATATGACAAGCCCTACATCTCACATTATCAAATTTAGATAAAAATTAAAGTTATGCAAATAGAAACAGAATATAAACTTTGTCGAGTAGCTAATTCAAACGGAGATCTAAAAAAACCCTGGTACGTCGAATATTATATTTTTTCAGAAACTCAAAATAAGCTCATCCGCAAACGTCACGTACTGGCCCAAAAAACAGCCAAAGAAAGATATGCACATGCAAAATTATTTTCTGATCATGTAAACAAAATGCTTTTGGCTGGCCACACCATCCAAAAAATATCAAAGAAAAAAAATACTGATCTATCACCTGAATCAACAATTATCGAAGCAATTACAAACTTTATAGCATACAAAGAAAAAACAACTAAACTACGCACATTTCAATCATACACCTCAGACATCAGAAACTTTACTGCCTACCTGGAAGAAAATAATCTTCTAGAAATTACAGTAGCAAAGTTTACAGAAACTATTGCTACAAAATACATTGATGATCTATCAATAAAAGGATTTTCCAACCGCCGACGAAACAACCTAAAGGCCACCATCTCAGGCATATTTAATTTTCTTATAAAAAGAAAAATAATTGACACAAATCCCTTTGAAGGCATCGAGCGATTAAACTGCGTAACAAAAAAACATGCGGCCTATCAAAAAAACCTTGTAAACGACATAAAAAAATACTGCCTTGAAAACAATTACGAACAGCTTTGGCTTTTTATTTCATTTATTTATTACGCAGCCATTCGCCCAGGTGAAGAACTTCGACGCCTTCTCATTTCAGACATTAAAGAAAAAACTATTTTTATCGATGGCAAAATCGCAAAAAACAACCGTTCACAGCACATCATGATTCCAGAACCATTACAAAAAATAATCAACCAACAAAACCTCAGAAACTACCCACAAAATCACTATGTATTCTCATACAACGGCCCAGGCACAGTCTTAGTAGGCAAGCATTATTTTTATGATAAGCACGTAGAAGTTCTAAAAAAACTAAACCTCCAAGGCCAAAATTATGATCTCTACTCCTGGAAGCACACTGGAGTTATCGCCCTATTTCAAGCAACGCAAAACATCGAGCTAATTCGCCAACATTGCCGACACTCCGACCTAGCCACCACTCAAAAGTACCTGCGTGACCTAGGACTATTTATTGATTATGAACAAATCAACCGCTTCCCCGAAATATAAATATGAGATACAAAAAAGCAAATGACATCTTTGAAAACATGCCCGAATGGATTAAATGGTTATTTCGTATTTCAATCATTGCAATTATAATTGCAAACTTTGTCATAAAAAAAGGCTGATATAATTTATATCAGCCTCTCTATTAATTATCCAAAAGTACTAGCACTCACCACCTCATTCAAATTATTACTTTCATTGATCACCTGCCTTATACTAACTGGAGGCTTATCAGCATTCCTTCTACTACTTTCTGCAATGTCCGATAATATTCCACCAAGTCTATCCAGCACCCCAGTAGCATCCATCACAGCCTTTACAGTTTCTGCCGTATTTGCATTAATATTTTTTAAATCTTCTCCTGCTTGCACCGCATTATCACTTGCAGCCTGAGCATTTGCAGGTACACCTTCACCGTCAACTGTTCCCAAATATCCATCTTCAGCATAAATAGGCTTACCTGTTTTATTGATACTACTATTTGCAAGTTGTCTAAGCAAATTACCATGTCGCTTAGTCATTTGCCGACTAAACACACCCAAAAACTCCCCTTCTTCAACCTTTGCAAGTAGTTTGCCATTTCTCGGATTAATCACCCAATTTCCCCCCTCAGGAGTATTATGCCTAAGCCCCCCCAATACTCCAGAATTTTGAAAATATCCACTATCTGACATAGGCTGAAACGTACCATCAGCAAACTGCGGCATAGGCTCACTTCGTATTTTTGCAACCTGTGCAGCAGTAGCCACACCCACCAAGGCAGCCATCGCAAAGTTAACTGGAGGAAAAGAAGAACCTAAAGCTTTTACAAAACCAACAATACCGTTAATAATTGCCGTAGCAATGTTTAACTTCTTTTCTCTTTCCCAAGCAGCAATCTTCAGATCTCTAGTTTTATTATCATAATCTTTTTCAATTTTTGATAATTCCGCACCAGTAGCATTTTTTTGAATAACAATTGCCTCTCTTTCTTTAGTCAAATTATCAATCTGCTTCTGCAAATCCGCCTTTCTTTTTTCATCTTTTTCAAAATACTTCTCTTTTTCAAGTTTAGCAATTGCCGTATCCAAATCAACAATCGCATCCTCCTGTTTTTTCAATTCAGATCTAACAGCCTTAGTCTCTTCTTGCTTTCCTTTCTCAATAATATTCAATTCAGTCTGCCCTCGCATCTTCACAATATCAATAATAGCATTAGCCGCATCCGCAAATTTACCAACATTATCACTCACAAACGTAGCAACTTTCTGAAAAAACTCTACATAAGTCTGTACCGCCGCCAACTTAAATTTAGTAGTTTCACTAAGCTTTTTACCCATTGCATTTGCATACCCAACTAAATCGCCTTGCATCAGCATTTCAATCGCCTGCATCTTTTTTTGCTCTTCCGCAAGCTCCTGAAATTGCCTTCTTGTATTTGCTCTCTCTTTTTCTCCTTCCCAATTTACTACCCTATTAAAAAGGCTTTCGTTCATTTTTGCCGAAGCATCAACTGTCGTAAACTCTTTTGCACTAATTTGATCCAAACTATTCAGTTTCAATCTAGTATATTTATCATCAAGAATAGATAAATCACTAACTAGTTTTTCATGCAAAACCTGTAAATATGTAGCTTTTATTCTTTCGTCAATTTTTAACTTTTCAATTCTATTTTTTTCTGCATTATACTTTGCCTGAGCCTGTGCCACTTCATCATTAGTAGCCTTGCCTCGCAAAATAGCAATCTCGTTCAAAGCCTTTTCATTAGCAGTCTTTTTAGCTTCTGCGGCTTTAGTTTCTGCATTTTTACGTTTTTCAATTTCTTTTAATTCATCATCAGTTAGCTCTTTATTTACAACTTTTTTCTTATTGCCATACACATCAATTTCACTAGTAGCCTCTTTTGTAGCCGCTTTAGTTTCAGCCCATATATTTTTAAAGCTTTCAGTTATGCCACCAAAATTCTTACTAGCATTACCTTTCAAAGTTTCCCAACTATTACCCAAAGCTTCAGAAGATTTTGCCGCAGCAGCGAAATCACCTTTAAGTACATTTACAGCAATACTACCCGCATCTTTCAAAACCAAAAAACCATCAATCAGCAACTGAACTGAAGAAAAAACCAATTTTATTGCAGTTCCAACAGCACCCAATACAGTACCAAACACACGCATCACATTTTGTAACGTAAGCATATTTTCAACAGAATCAGGCAACAACCACAAAAAGAATGATTTACCCATTTCAAAAACCATCCCCAAAGCATCCCAAATAATCATAAATCCAGAACCAACAGGCCCACTTGCATCAATCAATTTTCCCAACCAATCAACACCTTTAGCAAATAGTTCTAAAATACCAACAAAAACAGGCATAAGCTTTTCACCTATTTTTAACTGAATACTATCAAACGCATCACCCAAATTACTCGATCTACCCTCAAGCGTTTTATTGATTTCTGAAGTAGTACCCGCCACTCCATTATATCCACCCATTGCCACAATAGCCTTATAAATAGCTTCCTCATTATTTTGAACTTCAACAGTTTGCCCCTTAAAACTCAAGCTCACATCATCGCCATTCTTTTTCATTTTCACGCCAAACTCTTTCAATCTTTCACCTTCTCCCATCATCGCATCCAAAACCGCCTCCGTCAACTGATCAAAACTCTTGCCTTGCGAAGCCGCCAAATCAGCCAAGTTTTTAATCTCAATTTTTGAAGGAGTAAGCCCCCTATTCACCATCTTTATAAAAGATTCAGTCATTTCATCCACACTAATAGGAGTAGTGGCAGCAATATCCTTAATCATTTCCATGGCAGCCTTCGCCTGAGTCTGACTACCCAAAGTATTTTTCAATACCGTTTCATACTTTTCAAACTTGCCAGTAAGTTCAAAAACAGCCATTCCCGCATTAAACACCTGCTTACCAAACTCTATCACAGCCGCCACCGTAAACGCCGCCATTATATTACCCCTCAAACTTTCCCACACACTCTTACTATCCCCAACAGTATCCTTCACTGCAACAAAATCTGTTCTCAATTCCGTCAATCTACCGTTCACCTCCTTCAATCTTGCAGCCGAAGCAATATACTCCTCAGTACCAGGTACCAAATCCTTCGTAGCCTTCAACAATTCCCTCTGGTACTTCTCCAACTGTTTCACAGTCATCTCATTGACATTCATCTTACCCGTCAAATCATCATACTCCTTCTGCAAGCCATTGATCTCCTTTTTCAAAGCATCATACTCACTTGCATTTTCCTTCGTACGCTTCCCAAGCTCCCCCTGTTTACTTTTCAAATCATCGATTTTACCAGACAATTGCCCAACATAATTCGCTGCCTCCTGCCCATCGATCACAAGTTTTATTCTTGCTTCTTCCGTTAATTGCATTATTTCCTAAGATTAATTTCCCAAATCTCAGCAAAACCAAAACCCCCATATAGGACAAAAGCCCCACCCTTTACAGAATGAGGCCCAACAAAAAAAGCTAAATACTAAAAAATTAAATTTATAATAAATCAATTATATCACTCGCCAAAGTTCTATCTTCTTTTACAAGATAAACAATACTATTGCCTTCTTCAATAGTATCGACAAGCTCGATGAATCGTCTGCCGTAAATATTTGGCACGTGCAGCTCATCATCCAATACCCAATCAAAACCATCAATTTTAAGGCCGTATTGAATTAACTCCCTAATAATCTCAAACAAATGTTTTTGAGGAATATCACGACTGCCATTTAATGCCTGGCCAATCGTACTTTGAGGTAAATTCAATTTCTTCTCTAAACCGTGAAAAGATATTAAATCGTGCGTTTTTAAAAAGTCGCAAACTTCTTTTGATAACTGCGAATGTCTGTCCATATTTGTAGTCTATTTATTTAGAGCGACCCACAAAGCAGTTTAGGACTGACATCGTGGGTCGTGTTGCTTTTAGCTATTTACTTAAAGAATCCTTAATTGAATTAAAAAACTCAATTGCTTCAATTTTAGATTTGAAGTCTTTTGAAAGTGTAAAATATTTGTTTCCATGCCCTGGTTTCCCTGCAATATTACATCTTTCTCCAAACGATAGAGTTACTTTTGTTTTCTTTTCAAAAAGCTCTAATTTACCACTTCTTGATTCAGTACCAGCAAAACAAAACCCTTTACTAATCAAAAATGAAATGTTTTCTTTACGAATTTGAGAATTTGCTTTTGAGTTGTCATTAAATAACGTTTCCATTTTGTTTATTTATTTAGAAATTGTTGCCCCTACTTTTTTATTTTTAAAGGATTTTCGTGTTTCTCCTTCTTTGATGAACAAATTTACGAACAATATCTTATTTGTCAAAGAGTTTTGACAAATATATTTATATAATAGTGTAAATATTTTTCAACAAAAAAAAGCCTGAGTCATTCGAAAATCCCGAACAACTCAAGCTTTTCATCTATAAGAATATATACCTACTCTATCACCTTCTTATTCAACTCATACTTATCCAGCAAATCATTAAACTCAATCTGAAACTCTTCCAATTTTTCACTGCTCAAATGCGGCAAAGCAAACATCAAATTAAAATATTCACCAATCGCAAGCACACCCTGATTAGTATTATGTAAAATCTCACTATTAAACTCCCCCAACTGCCTTTTTTCATCACCCCGCAAATACACATCCATTTGAAGCTCCAAGCATTCATAAAAAGTTTTTACAGCCTGTTTAGTTCGCTGCTTAAAAATCCAAGAATTTTTCACATTATGCTCATCCATATAGTTCAGCATAAATTGACAAATAAAGTGTATAATCAAAATCTCATTAGTCATTTTTTCCAATCAAATAAAAATTCCTTAGTTTCTTTTTCCTGTTCGCTATAATTAAAAAACACAAACCCAGATTTCCCTCGTGAAAAATTAGTTTGCACCCAGTCACTGCTCGGACTCAAAGCAGGATAGTTAAAATAGTTAAATTTACTTGGGGTGCTGTCAAATAAATATTGATGACTATCCCCCTTAGAAAATTCAATAACAATTCCATGCTTAAACAAATAATTTACATCTATATACTCATTTATTTTCTTCTCATGCACATCATCCAACTTTGGCTTAAAACCAAATTTTAAATTTTTATCATCTTTGCCATGCGTCAGTATAAACGTATACTTCCCCACCGAATAATGCCCAATAAACTTTCTTTGATTTTCCACAACCACATTATTAGGATATTTCATCTCTGCAATCTCCTTAAACGCACTATTTACCACATAGCCAAACGCCGCCGAATGATTATCCACACAAATATTATGTACATAAATTTTATCATAATACTTCATCAGCTCATCCACCATCTGAATC